AAGGCTCCAGTTATTAGATTCAGCTGGATCGCTTCCCAAGACCATTGAGAATCCTGGCATGGTTTCTAGCTTACGGCCCACACTCAAAAAAGTAAGAGAAGTGCTGTGCAACGTCGCAGTTTCTTCTGCTGCGATAGTAGCATTATCTCGATGATGCCAACCGATGAACTGCATATGTTCACGATTGTCATAGCTGTAAGTCATAGCATCATCCCACATCATCATCATACCACCATCGGGGTATTCAGTACGTGGAATGGCATTAAAGAATTCAGCTGTGATTTCTACGCCAGCCAAAGTCTGATTATGATTTGTAATATGGAAAGCAGTAGTAGAGAGATCATTAGCTGGATCACGCACAAACACAGGAACAGAAGCAGTATGTTTGTTTTCTTCGCCTTGCGGATAAGCCTGTCCCCATACCGTAAGATAAACATAGTGGAATCCGGGAAGAAACTGTACATCTATGCTCTGACTAGTCGTAGGGTTGCCGCCATTGATAATCGTACCCGTAGGAGTTTCCCACAGCCATTGCGATATCTGAGCAGTATAGCCGCCAGCCAATCCTGCCGATAAGCTCCACTTGAAGCTATTACCCATCGCAAAATGTACAGTCATCTTGCCAGTACCATCAATTGTACCTGCGATTCCGACTCCTGCATTGGCGACTGGAGGAGGGTTGGCCGCATTCTCGAATGCCCACCATTGAGCATCCTTATAAACAACGCCACCATTCATCCGTGGAATTTTAGCCCACAGCCGATATTCTTCCCAGACTGTGATGTAGGTATTCTCAATCAATGTACCTTCACCATCACCTATACCTTGCGAGAAACGTGATACAATCATTACATTGGTAGGATACAGTTTATCCATCAGCATGTAACGGATGCGGCCCAAGTCATCCTTCCCAGGAGCAGTTCCCAGCAGGATTGTCATGCCATTACGCAGAACTGTATAAGCTCCCACAGTAACATTCTTGAAGGCTATATGATCTTGCGGATAGACTGCTTGATTGCCGCCCAAGTCTACTTGAGCGACCATCACAACTTTGGGTTTGTGCAAATACATCCGAAGACTCACGAGATAAACTCCAGATTAGTTATTCTGATAACAACTTCGCGAGCAAAGTAATTTTCCCAGGAAGATTCGGGTCGACGAGCTGTGCCATTGTAACGATGATAGACATAAAGATCATCGCGAGTATAGATAGTGACTTTAGCGAATTTAGCATTGTGAAGACCCAATGGCGTCAGGACACCCAGAAGCTGGGTAGAATCTTCAATAACACTGTAGATCCAATCTACGTATAAGCCTTGATCTAAGACACTACCATCACCCATAGACACACGACGAGTTGCCTTCACCCCAGGACTAAAAGGTTGAAGTGGTATTTTAGTGAGGGAAGCTAATGCAAGACTAGACCCTACGGCAGCACGATAGTCGCTCATTATCCTGTTTTGGCTACCTTCCGCAATGTTCTAAGAAGTCTCTCTTCAAAATCATCCCCTACGGCAGCAGCACTTTGTCCAGGAAGTGGGGTGATCGTAATTGCGCCAGATTCTATATTGAAGACTACATTAGATGTAGTGCTCATTCCGTTCGCTCCGACAACGGGGCCACTCGTAACCTTGCCATCCCATACACCAAGATCTACACCCCCTGCCGTTTCCACCACATTGGATTGTGTAACAGTCTGATCTGGCGATGACGGCAGCAAGTCTGTTTGAGGTTGGGGAAGGGCAGCGATATCAAGTCCTAGATTATATATCGCCCCACCTAGAGTAATAAGTTGATCATTCAGATATCCAATAGAAGCCTGTAGAATAGCTTTCTCTTCTGGGGTTGTATTGGGATCATTCATCTTCAAATTCAAGGCTGATTTGCGAGCTTCAATATCTAAATAAGTATCTTGCTTTAAGAAAAGCTCATGTTCCTTGAGGGCGATATTTCTAGCTCTACGATCAGCTTCTAGCCATTGCGCTTGCTGGAACCCAAGATCCAGCATCTTCTGGCGATGCTCTTCATCCAGCTTAGTACGTTCAGCATCTGCTTGTGTACCGATCTGCGTAATCCGCAAACCATGAACTCTTTCCAGCTCACTAAGTTGATTATCGTGATGCGTCTTTTCTCTTCCCAGACGAATCCCACGATCAGTATCTTCTTCAGATAGCCGCAAGGCATGACCAGCTTGCATTTCCTTAAGACGATCAGCATCTTCCTGAGCAGCTTCAGCTAGACGTTCTGCTGCTGCCGCTTGTTGATCTGCAAGTTGCTGTGCATGAGCAGCATTGGCATCTGCGATTCTAAGGGCATGAGCTTCATTAGATTCGTCAATTTCTTCTTGGAGATTCTTTTTGATTTCGTCAATACGTTTGGCTGAAGCTTCTTCATTTTCTTTAAGCTCTTTCTCAAGCCCTTCTTTTTCTTTGGCTACTTTACGATCTTGCTCTTCTTGCGCCTCTTGCTCTTCACGTGCAAATTTCTTCTGCTCCCAATAGACCGCAGCAGCATCCAATTTAGCAGCAGATTGCAAAATACTTTCGTTGTGAGCTTTTGCCGCTTTCGCTCGATCTCTGGCAAAGTCTTCTTCCATCTCAACAATCTTCTCGCCAGAATCTTCAATAGCTTCAGCTTGCTTCTCCTTCAGATCTTCCTGTACTTCTTCTTCATCTTCATTAGCATCTTCACGCATCTTTTTAAGATCACGCTGATGATCACGCTCCCACTTTTCCAAATCTTGGGCGTGATCACGATTGGCTTTGGCGATGCTCTTAGCCAGATCTTCTTGGATTTCTAATTGCTGCTTGGCAGAATCTTCTTGCATTTTGGCAATATCGCGAGCAAAATCAGCTTCATCTCTAGCACGTTTACGTGCGAAATCTTCAGCTTCTTCAGCTACTTGCTGTTGATAATCCCGCTCTATATCTAGCTTGCGCTGGCCGTACTCTTGATTTTCATCCAAGATAGCAGCATTGGTATCTGCTTCAATTTGCCTTCTCGCAATAGAGAAGCTACGAATTTCCTCTTCCTGATCTGGCGTAGGCACGAAGGGCTTTGGTCTATCGTCATAGGTTCCTTGACCAGGAGTGGGGTCTTTATAGCCAGAAGCTCTTTGCCTAGCTACATTGATAGCGGCGATGTTACGACTAGCTTGCAGAATAATACGATCTATATCCTCCATGCTCTCGCCTACACCCATAGCATTTTGGATAGCACCTATAAAAGCTGTAAGACCTTCTTTACTTTCCATCTCAGCTTTACGAGCCAAAGCATTATCTAATACAGATTTAGATTGTCCGTAGGTTGTCACATTCGGCGTAAGACCGCCAAACTGCTCGCTGGTACTATAGCCACCCACAGGAACTTTGTATTCTACATTGTCAGGACTTACCTTAGACATACCACTGGTAACTTGGGAAACATAGTCTAAAATTTGCGCTAACTTTTCAACCAGACCATCCAGTGGTCCGGTGATAAGTTGGGAAATCGCTAAACCAAAATCACCCCAAGCGGCAGAAAGCTGCTCGACGCCAGTTGCCTGACCTTCCGTGCTATCTGCTAATGCACCATAACGTTCTAGGGCTTGATCCAATACAGCTTGCTGATAGGCTTGCTGTTTGGTCATATTTTGATCTGACTGCATTAGGGCTTCTTGCCGTACTCTTACATCATCGTATTGCAAGCCTAGTTGATCAAGACGCTGACCACGCTGCGAAAAGAGCTCCAAGATAAGATTCTGCGTGACGTAATCAGCAGGTTCACCAATAGATAGTGAAATACCACGAATAGCTTTAGCGAATTGTTCTAGTTCTTTTTCGCTATCGGCAAAGCCGACAGCCTGTAAGCGCACGACGCCAGCCAATTGTTTACTCTTGGTGAGAGCTTCACCTGTCGCTTTATCGTATACTTCCAGTAAATCATTTAGCTCTTCTTGTGTTCCCGCCAGAGTACGGCCAGCCAAGTCCTGACGAGCATAGGTACGAGCCAATTCATCTGCGGCAGCAACACCGTCAATCATGGCATTGGTAACAGAGGAAACTCCCTGAACGAGTGCGCCGCCAGCCAAGCCACCAGCAATAGTCCCTGCAACTGCACCAAAGCCACCACCACCCCCCATTAAGCCACCAGCGACTTTACCTATGCCAGCGAGCGTACCCCCAAAGCCACCACCAGCGGCTTGCTTCGCGGCTTGATATTGCTGCCGCAATTGAGCCATTGTAACTTGATGATTCTGAGTACGGGTCTGCATCGTAGCTTTAAGAGCTAGAGTCTGCTGTCCCATCGTAGCCATAACTACCTGATGAGCGGCAGTAGCTTGCTGCATTGTTACTTGATGATTTTGCTTTGACAGCTGACCCGTAGACTTCAAAGCTCCCATCTGCTGCTTATGTAAATTATCAGATTGCCTGAAAGCTAGATCAGCAGTCTGATAAGTAGATTTAAAGTTTTGAGCAGAAGTTTGGGATCGAGCTCTAGCTCGCTGCATCCATTTGGAATGAGCTTGATCATCTGCTTTTATTTCAGCAGATTTGTCTTTCATTTTCTCAAGATGTTCTTGTCTTGAGACTTGACTCTTACCCTGCGTCTTCGCTAAAGCATTCTTCGCTTTAACTGTTTCAGTCGTAGCTCTAGCGGCTTCTTCCTTAGCTTTTTGGAAAGCAATTCTAGCTTCAGTACCCATAATCCGCAAGCTGGCATTGACGGCGTCAAGCGTCTTATCAAAATTGACGACATCTTTTTCCATAGCTTGCGTAGCCGCCTTGATGACAGCTACCGCCTGATTTATTCCCTTGACTACAAACTCAATCTCGGCAGAGACCTTTGGACCGCCTGTGCCGCTGCCACCACTCAGATCATCACTCATGGCTCGTCTGGTTTATACTCCCATCTTCTGATGCCCCTAGTACCAGCATCTGCTGCCGCTAGGATTTGAGCAATACCATGTGATTCAAAATTACCGAATTCGGTTGGCTTCTTCTTAACTTTGTTAGAAGGCAACTTAAAATTCTGGGAAAGCAACTGCTGAAGAGTATACTTCCTTTCCCATTTTGGCTGTGTGGGAGAACCAGTATTATGTTCTTCCTGTGAAGCATTCTCAATCACACGACCAAAGGTTGTGACGGCAGCATCAAACAGATAGGCAGTCAGTCGATCTTCTATGCAAACAAGATCAGAGGGACGGCTGTGGGTCGCCGACGCCGTTTGCCACAACAGCCACATCTGCTGGCGATCCTGGACGAAACCTATACAATGCTTCGGCTGGCGCAAAGACCAGACGGAAGATGAATGAGCGATCACCAAGATCCATATCTTCTATGGTTATCTCGTCATCGGCTACTGGATTGTCCACGATCTTGGGAGATATCAGTCCTGCCGTACAGACGATCTTCAAGCTATCTAGCATGTTGATAGCTTCCTCTTGATCTTCTGGCGTGGTAAGGAACTTCTCAAACTGATCATCTTCACCACGATCGTAGATAAGATCAAGCATAAGCGTCGTCAGCACAGGGGGAATCTTACCTAATCGTAGCAACGAATCGGGACGTACAGTACGAATACGTACCAAATTCCCACTATAAGGGAGCTGAATCAGCTCCCCTTCCTCACGATTCTTGCGCCAAGTTGCACCAGACGTTACGGGTAAGTCGTTCATGAAACTCCTTATGGGAGCATTGCGATATTGGTAGGTGGCAGAGCAGTAATCGGCACATCGGTAGGATGTGTGATGATATTGATTGCTCCCCAACGATTGTCATCAACAACTTGCATGGTCACTTCAGGAATGGTGAACGTACCATATTCCATCTGCGCCAACGTGAAGCCAGACATCACCTTACACTTCGGCAACCACAGCCAAGTATCACCCGATTCTGCCGAGAGTGCCTTGAGGATAATCCCAACATAAGGCATCTTCTGTGCGCCAGCAATCATCAACTGCTTAGTTGAAGATGGTGACGAAGATGTGACTGCCTTGCCGAGCAGAATGGCTAGGGTGTCAAGATTCAAACCACCCCATCTCATCTGCACCGTACCACCAATTGCTGAAGAAGCAATGGCTGTCTGTGTATCATCACCAGTTAGGATTGCACTGATGATTTCCAACGTAACGCTACCCATCTGGATAGACATGATGTCACTTCCAGCGGGAGGGAGATAAGTCGGTGAAGCAGGTGCAATGCCAGCCGTCCATGCACCAATCTTAGCATCATTAAGACCAAATTGTGGTGATCCCTGATCAAAAGGCATTTCTTCCTCCTAAACTATTTAACCCAATCAATAAGACCCAAATTAGCCATACCTTGAAGACCTGCACGAAGTCTACCAGGCCAGTAGTCCAGAGCTGGCCCTATGATGCCCCATCTACCCTGATAGGCAAGTTCTAGCCAGACGCCATATTCTGTATCTGGATCATAGGACATTCTGATAACACCTATCGGCCCCACAGTCTCATCCACGTATGCAGTCAAACCTTCGCGAGCATGGATTAAACCTGCTGGACGCTGATCATCTGGACGATCTGTCCAGGGAGCATTGTCCTTCATCCATTCTTCAATCTGTGGTGCATAGTCATGCGCCACAAACTTACCCGACAAGAGCACTTGATCGATGAAGGTTTCGGCTATTTCCGGAAAACGCATAGTTGGTGGAATTGTCCATTTGACGCCCATAACCTGATTCCTTCGCGATTACATCTATCAAGTTTGCTGCCGTATCCATCCAAGTTTGGTGGGAAGATAGCCAGTTCCTAGCTTCCAAACCTATGAGCCTTGCTGCATCTGGTTCATCATAGCAAGCCAGCATAGCTTCCGTAACTCGGTTCACATTTGCTACTTCCCAAGTACCACCACCACCCAATTTGGATGAATCGTTAATATCTCGCATCTCTCCAGGCGGCAGGACGATAGCCCATTCTGGCGTATGCCCATCATCCAGTCCTGTATTCTGCATCAGAATTACTGGAAGCCCCATCATCGCTGCTTCACGATGTGGCATCCCCCAACCTTCCGAACGTGACGGCAGAGCTACACAATCTGCTTGCCGATAAAGATCCGTCATATCTGGATACTCACTTATATCCACTTTAATACGTGGATCCCAATCTTCAGCTTTCGATATCTTCGTTAGCATAGGATTGCTGTTGGGCAAGCTCTTGATGATGAGGCGCACATTTTGATTGCCAGTGGTCTTACCACCGAAGGCTTTGTAGAAGGCATTATACACTTCATGCCAACCCTTGCGATCTCCTCTATCAGCCAGAGTCAGGAACGTGTAGGGTCTATCTACCTTTTCAGTAATCAATGGGAACTCATCTGGATCAGTACCTAGATGCACCACTGAGATGGGAAAGCTGAAACCACTATCGGCAAACACATTAGCGCAGAACTGAGAAGGTACGAGCAAGCGTTCTACATTTGCTCGTTTGATCTTCTTCACTGTTGCTGCCGCCAGCTTGTTCCCTTCGCACATTGTGAAGAGCCAATGCTTTCCTGGAATTCTGAGAATGGAGCTCAGATCAAGATAGGATATTGTAAGATCATCTGGACGGATGTCCATCTGATTTAACATCCACTCTGGTCTCTCCAGATCACCCGCTGTCATCGCTTTAACATCTACGCCAAATACCTGTAGATGTTGTACCATGCGTGAAGAAGATCTTCCGAATCCATTGTGCTGAAGATAGTAGCTAATCCAATTCAATCTCACGCCGCTCTCCGTAGATGCTTAGACATGAAGTCAGTTCTTATCATTCTGCTGCCAGATAAGCCAGCATCATCCATCAGAGGACCAGTGGTATAGATCCATTGCGTAGGCCAGAAGTTAGGAAACTTATGACCGTGTAGCAAATCGAAGAGCTTTACCAAGATCTTGTCTATGATGTCGTAAGCCATATCCTGATAGATCCAACATTCTATTGCCTGATTAACACCCACCGTCCGCTCTTTAATATCTGCTACTCGAGTATCTGGTATTGGTGCTCTGGCTTTAAGAACGATGATCGGCAGCAAGTAGCCATCCGAATCATAGGCTGCTGGCGTGGAATCTCTGGTGATACCCTCATTGCTGAGACTGGTAAATGGGTAGATTCCACCCGCTACCAAAGCCATCAGAGCAGCGTCGCTTTCCAGATAGCTAACGAAGAGTTCTTCTATTGCTACAGCTGGAACCAACTGCGCTCGATAACTAGGCGGCATCTTCCCTACCACTTAACATATCACGCACAAAAGCAATGAGATCGATGACATACTCATCTGAAGGCGTGAAGCCATACTTCTCTTCGATACCCGCAGATACCACATCAATATCGCTATCTGGACTTAGCTGATAGAGATCGAATTCTTCAGGTGGTGCTTCCTCGATAGGGGGAGCTTCTGCTTCCTCTTCGTAGGGATCTTGTTCTTCGCTCATTATCCGTATGCCTCCCAGATGCTCTGGATTTCTCCAAGCGTGATAATAATATCGATACATCGGTATTGATCTCCATCGAAAACAAAAACATAGTTTTCTTGGATATCAGTGTTCGGCAAGGTGGCATGATTGCGAATCCCATACACAATCACTTTACGCTTCGGAGCTGTACCTGCTGTACTCATGGAAGGGGTGGCTGTGTTGTCGCTTTCCACCCGCACCACTTGACCAGGTAGCTTTTGATTGGATGAAGTCTTGAAGACTACAGACATAGGCTTTTCTTGGATTCTATGCCATGCTTGAGCAGCACGTTTCTGCTCGTTGATGACTCGATGTCGGGGAGAATCTACGATTCCCGTAGTCCAAGACTGTAGCTCTACCATGTGTAGCCCCAAGGATATTCTCGCATACGAGGTGGCTGTTGCATCGGCTTGCCGCTTCGCACAGCCCCCAGATCACCAGCGGCAGTGACCGCCTTATCCAGCAAGTCTTCCCAGCGCAACAGCTCTTTTTCAAGTTGAGCGTGCCGCTGAGATGCTTTCTCTGATGTTCTGTTCTGCGTATAATCTACTTCATTTGCAGCTTGCATCAGAAGACGGCGAATGGATATAACTCTAGCGTTGACGGCAACAGAGGTTGCATCCGTTAGGTATTCGCCAGCTTCCAAGAAGATGTCATCTATTACTTCATTAGATAGACTGGCCGTATCGTCGGGCAAGAAGCCCAAATCCATTCGCAATCTTTGCTGTTCTAATGTTGTAGCCATCAGCTACTCCTGCAAAACTAGGTAGGCCAGGTGATCTCTTCGACGGCACGGATAGGATTGGCGTAGATGCCCAACCACACATCCCACACAACCTGATCCATAATGAAGCGGCTAACATCAGCATTGCCCATTGCAGATTCCAATGGTTGCTTCACTAGCGATTGGAAGTCCTGATCCTTGTAACCTGTGTTAATCAGATAGCTCTTGCCAAGTGTGACACCAGGATAGGTGACAGTCTTTTTGCCGCGAGTACCAGACCAGCCAGAGTACCCGATGACGCCAGAAACAAAGTTGACGGCAGCAGAATCCAATGCAAAACCTTCCTGCGGAACACGAGTCAACATGCGCTGAATCATGAAGGTTTGAGCAGGATGGCAGAGCAGGATATAAGGCCCACTTCGAGGATTTGCTGTATCTGTCTGAGAGCTAACAACCGCACTCTCCAGAGTCAAGGCCCAATCTTCTGTGGTGGTAACGCCAGTGGTGATTGCTGCTGTCTGATTCGCAGCCGCATAGGTCGCCGTAAGAATGGGCGAAAGATGCAGATGATTCATCAGCGCATTGTGAGCTTCACCCACCGAACGCTCGATGCGAGAGATCTGCCAGAGCTGATTGAACATCGTCAGCTTCTTGCTATACTCTAGACCAACACCGAACTGACGTTGGGAAACCGAAGCTTCGGCAGAACGCACATGGCCGAACTTGACTTCACCACCTTCGAAGACTTCCTCAAAGATGAAGCCACCTGGCCCCCAATTCTTGATGGTCAGAGTTTCTGGCAATGAGGAATCTACGATGATATCATAGATTGGCTCATACAGGGTTGGCACACGGACACGGCCAGCATCAACCTCATACTTGACGCGAGTGTACCAATCCGCTGCGAAATCATCTGAACCAATGAACTCGTAGACGCTGCGTCCTCCACCCTGATTGATTTCCCGAAGGTTCTTGGAAAGATCAAAGCCAGGAGCAAATTGCATATATGGTTTTTCTTCAAAATCCGTAGCTCCAAAATACTTTACAGGCATTTTCTTTATCTCCTATACTCTACACTACATAAAATGATGATGGAGCTACTACTAGGAAGCTAGTGAGTTCGCCGCCAACATACGCCCGATGACGACATTGTTAGCATCTTTTGCTTCCATTGCCTTGAAGAATGCAACGATTCCTGCTCCGGGAGCCAGGACGTAAGCTGCATCTTGTGGCGTATGACCAGTGACCGAAGCCAAAGTCAGATACACGATAGTACCCTTCGGTACGGCCAGAGCAGCAGGAACCGTGAATTGATAGGCACGATCGTCGATGGCGATGGCAATTGTTTCACCGATCTTACCATCACTTTCTGCGATACCTACCCATCCTTGCGCCACTACAACCTGACCCTTCGCAACAGCGGCAGTCAGTGTGACGTTTACAGCTTTACCGTCATTATCAAAATAACTCAGTAGTCCAGACATTGTAATCTCCTTAACTCCTCAACTTGTGTTATCTATTGCAAAAATCTGCTCTGCTAGAAACTACTGAGCTTTGGTTGCAGGAAGTACGAACCAAGCACCCTTCATCCCAGGTGCGCTGCCTTCAGCATCAGCTTGTGGCTGCATCTGGGTTTGTTGATTTGGCCCCATTGTAGTTTGAAGCTGTCCTTCCAAAGCCTTCTTCACAGAAGCTCGCCCGACAACTTCAGTAAAGATAGTGCCAACTTCTTCAACTGTTTTAGGGTTCTTGGACTCTACCATCTCAATAACCATTTCCCGCACCATCTCAGACTTGATGGCGGTATCACCAGTAGAAGCCATTTCAGAGATCTTCGTCTTGATAGCTTCCTTCTCGCGAGCAGCTTCCCGCTCACGAATCTTCTTTACTTCAGTGATAACATCACCTTCCAGCCCAAGTGTTTCCTTGACCTGATTGGTGTACTCCTGAATAATTGCAGCACGGACATCGGCAGGGAGGGCCGCAACATCGGTTGTCCGCAATTCTCGGATGGCTTGCGCCTTTTCTTCTTCAGTCATTTTCTTAGCTCCTTGTGTTCTGACAACTATGATGCCACCTTCTGTCGCCATTTCTCGCGTCAGCAAGGGAACGGCAGCAAGGTCAGCGATACCAGCACGATCTGCTGGAGCGATATCTATCTGATTGAGCCGCAAGGTAGCGGCAACCATCCGATGAGCTTGCAGGATTTCGTCCCAGACTCCATCCCCTGTAGCATCAATAGAGGTAGCGATTCGCTTCCCCGTTGCACCATAGCGTTGCAGTCGAAGACGAGATTCTCCTGCTGGTAAGAAGCCTTTGCCAAGAAGATATTCCTTGACCCGCATTGCTCCGACCCAATGCACAGCTTCGGCAGGAAAGGCAAAAGCACGCTGGTCAGAAGAGAGATGCCCCATCAATCCAATGGGCTTACCATCTCTAACCTGTCGCTCAAGTTCCAAGAGAAAAGGCTCGTCGTAAAATCTACCATTGCCAGACTTTACATTCGCCTTGCCGATGGGCAGAGTTACGAACACTGGCTTCTCTTCACCGTTCGTAAGCTCTTGGATATCAACATCTTTGAAAATAGGAACTTCTGGGAAGCTCCCCTGAAATTCAGAGATGATGAGGGTATCGTGGAACTGGCCCTTCAGATCTTCTTCAGCCATGAGGCCTCCTTACGAAATCTTCCCAGTCGAGCTAGTGGGTGAAGGGGGAGGCGTAGAAGCCGACGACGGTGATGCAGTTCGAGCAGATGGTTGCTGTGTTGGCTGTGACGGCTCGGTGGAATCATCCGTTGTATTAGTCGCAGATTCCCCTTGCTTTTCCACGAGAGCAACAATCTCAGCTTCCGCTGCTTCCGTCACACGCTCGCGATTCTTGTGAGTCTTTTCGTATTCTAAAATCGCCATGAGCTGCTCTTGCGGCAAGCCACTCTTCACTAGCTTGAGGACTTCCCCTTCAGTCATCTTGTCGTATCCCTGAACAGGTTCCTGTCCGCTGGGAGGCGGTACGGCTGGAGGAGTGATGGTGCTTTGGGTAGGATCAACTTCCCCAGAATTTTCTGTTGTATTCATATTAGGATCTCCCTTAATGGTATAAGGTGCGGCAGAAGAGATAGGCTGAATCTTTCTAGGTTCGGGAAGTTGAATCTTCCGAATATCCTCCTCTTTCATATTGTTCTTCATGAGGCCATCGAGCTTAGCTTCCAGCATAGCCAGCGAGTTCTGAACTCTAGTCAGCTCTTGCTCCACTCGCTGGGATTCCTTTGACATTGTCATCTTCTTCTCTCCTTATATATCTAGCGTTTCTATTTCCTGCTGCAATGATGGATCCATTTCATTTGTCTGCTGCCGATTCTTGCCGATAGTATTATCTTCAGGCTTCGGTGCATTAGCCGCTTGCATCTTTAGCTCATTCTCCATCTTAGCAGCAGCAAGCTCTTCTCGCTTCATGGAATCTTTCTTGGCTTGCTTCAGCACTTCCTTCGGGTTCTCGATGTCGAGCGGCAGCAACACCAAAGCTGTTTCTTCGTCCAGTAAACTCTCCCCAAAGGCCCAAGCTACTGCATCCATAACCATACGCCCGTTCTGCGTGAGCTTGTTCCACTGGAGCTGTGGGTCTTCGTTGCCTTCCCCGATGTTCACGAAGGATTGGTAGGCAGCAACAATCCTAGCAGTATTCAGAATCCAGGGAGTGCAGCCCTTCTGCCGAGCTCCGATGAAGACTTCGAAGACAGGCATCTGAGTCTCGGCAGAAGCTTTACTTCCCTCAATTGCGTTGCCCAGGACGAACTCAGGGATCTCCAAATGCTCCAGAATCAGGTAGAACAGCAGACCAAGAATTCTTTCTGCATCTTGAGCGAAGGAACCAGGACTTTCGTAAGAAAAGGTAGCACCCGATAGCGTCAGAACGTCAGACATGTCGATGGCAATTGTTTCTGATTCTTTTACCGACCCGTCTGGTAATCTGTTAGCTGTCTTGTTGCCGTATCTTTTCCAGAAGGCATTAAGATCCTGTACCGTATTGAAAGCGATGACAGGCGTTGGACGACCCTGTAAGATGTTACCTTCTACCGATGCCTCTAAGATTTGCCCGTAGCGATGCAGCAATTCTAGCAATGCCTCAGCTTCAGGATGTCCAAATTCCTCTCCCTCTCCAGGATGATTAGGAACGTGAACGATAGGGATGATTCCAATAAGATTGGCATATGTAGTACGGCGAGGAGTACCATAGGAAAATTCTTCTGTGTGTACTCTGCGATCGACGTAGTATTCATCTGTAATTATCATCTTCCTAGCACCATCATCTGGGTGCGGGAAGACCTGCCGCACTCGCCAGCCGATGCGCTTGCTGAAGTCCTTCTCATCTACTATCGGATCTACGCAATCAGGTGGCAAGATAGTAATCGAAAGATCAGAGTTGATGACGAAAAAAGAATCGCCATGCTTGAGGCTACCTTCGTAAACACGCAGCAAATCCTCATGGTGAAGAGCAAACCATTCTTCCACACGCTTCTTCTTGGTCTTGCTCTTGTATAAAAAGGTCGGCAAGGAGCCAAGTACCCATGCAGGAATCTTATGTACGATGGGCCGTATAAAGAGGCCAGATACTTCAAGCCCCATGACTTTACAATAATAAGCTCTTGTCCAGAATTTGTAATCTGCTCGACCCCAAGAATAGGTGGGTGAGCGCAAAATAGAACTCGTACGACGAGTCATCACCGAAAATTGGCGTGTAATATCTCGCGAAATATCGTAATAGAGCTCGGTAATTCTACCCCAGATCTGATTGAGTTGCATTGGTCGCTCTCGTAGACGTTCTGATCACTCTGGTAGTGCGTACAAAGGGCGAACGGGTCTTCAACGAGACCGTTGCGGCCCCACCAACAGCTTCTGGTTCGAAATTTTCTTGCTCTGGCATCTGCCCCCGTCCCGTTACGGAAGCAGATACCATTGCAACATCACCACCAAGAAGGATTAAGCGAGCACATTGCCCAAGAGCGAAGCTAGTGGCACGATCATCATGTTCATATTCCGGAGCTTTTAAGGTACTCCCAACGATTGAGGCCAGTTGACCATAGGTTAAGAAGTCATGTATTACTACATCCTTCTCTTGTATAGCCTTTGTACAATGTGTGTACATCAAGGCTTTACCCTTAGTTGTATTGTGCCACCCAGGACGGCCGTCAAAACCGTTGAGAGTACCTTCAAAACCGTCTTCAGAGAGCTTTAGTAGCACCGCATGTCCGTGATTATTGCGCTCAACCAGCACGGAAGCCTCATTGAAGTAGCCAGCCAACTTCTGAATGTAATCGCCAAAGGTGTTCGGCTGGAGCCTTCCGGCCAACACAGCTACTTCCTCACCCGACATAAGATCTAAAACTGTCGCTGAAGACTCATCAGAGTTCGGATTGCCTTCTGCAGGGTCTACTCCTATTACATAAGCCTTGCCGTCCTGTG